GCGTGGGTGAAGGAACCCTCGACCAGGGTGAAGTAGCTACCCGGGTAGCTGAGTTCCGCGCGGTCCGAAAGCCCGTCGCCGTCGGTGTCGGACTTGAGCGGGTCGGTTCCGTGCTGAGCGATTTCCGCGAGATTGCTCAGTCCGTCGCCGTCGGGGTCGGAGGCGGCATCATTGGTGCCGTCGCCGTTCGTGTCGGCCAGCTTGGGATTGGTGCCGGTCAGATTGATCTCTTGGCCGTCGTTGATGCCGTCTCCGTCGGTGTCGGCGTTGGTGGGGCTGGTGCCTGCGGTCTGCTCCTGACCGTCGTTCAAGCCGTCGCCGTCGGCATCCGCCACGGTCGGGCTGGTCGCGTAGCCCATTTCCAGCAGATAGCCGTCGCGGATGGTGGTGGAAGATCGGTCATACCACTTGCCGATCTCCGCCCCGCCGCCGCCGCTGACCTCGGCGAAGTCGAGGCTGTTGCCGGTCGTCGAACTCGGGCGGCCGGTGCCCCACGGGGCGAAGCTGAAGGTCTCGCCATTGACCCAGGTCCAGGTGCCATCCACCGCGGCATCGCTGGCTCCGATCCACAGGCCGGTGAACTCCTCGAAGGGATTCGCCGCAAGGTTCTGCATCGCGCGGTTCCAGCGGTCTTCTGTCGGGAAGCTGGCGAGATCGCCACCCTTGCTGCGGGCATCGGTGCGCGCCTGCTGCCAGGTGAAGGAGCCGGCGACGATCGAGAATCGGCCTACGCCCAGTTCGTAGCCGTCGCTCAGGCCGTCGCCATCGGTGTCGGCCAGTGCTGGGTTGCTACCGTAAGTAACCAGCTCGTCATAGGCGGTGAGACCGTCGCTATCGCTGTCGGACAGGTCCTTCTCGAAGGTAGCTCCGACGGTCTTGTCGGCGTCCATCGTGATGGTCAGCGGGTTGTCCGTGCCCGAGGCGTCGCCGGTCCATCCGGTGAAGCGGTAGCCTGGGTTGGGCGTGGCGGTGAGGGTGGCGGTGGATCCAGGGAGATAGCTGGGGCGGTTAGAGTTAAGAATCGTTCCGTTAGGACTCGTGGAGAGGGGTTTTTTCAGATAGAATGACATTGCATCGACCTGAATGTCGCCACTGATTGCTTCGTCGACCGCCCCATTAACATCTGAGCTTTGGGCTAAGCGGACTCCAGTAGATTCTCCTCCAGTAGACACGGACCCCACGTCCGAGCGGTCGTAGACCCTGCATGCTTGCGCTCCGTCGGCCCAGCCCCCCCCCCTCCTGCGACGGCCCCCATTGTCTGGAACATGCACAGGCCCTCGCGGGTCTGTCGCCCCGTCCACATAAGAGGTCGCCCAGTTCTGAGGCCCCCCATCCACCATGTCCCAGCACCACTCCCGTGAGTTGCCGGCCATGTCATATAGTCCGTAGTTATTCGCTGCAAAACTCCCCACGGGTGATGTTAGTATTCCTGGGTAATATTCGCGACCATCATCGTAAGTTGGATGATAAGTTGGGATCGTGTAGCCGCTCGTATCGTAAGTGTTGCCGTATGCTAAATAGTTCGCGTTATCGTGGTTGATAGTGTTCCCGCCCCACGGGAAACGTGCTCCCATGATGCCGCCTCGTGCCGCCTTTTCCCACTCTGCCTCTGTAGGTAAACGGTATCCATCGGCGCTCCAGTCACAGACAATGCCGTGGGGGTGGGAATTTCTGTAGACGTCGCCCGTTACCGATATAAATCTGTAGGATGGCCTCCGACCTTCCTTCTCGCTGCGGGCGTTACACCACTTTACCGCGACTCCCCAATCAATATCTTGAACGGGGTGATCACCCCAATCAGTACCATCAACGGAGCGGCCTCTACCTGGGACTAAATCTGTGTAACCGTTCAGCAGACCCCAGCTTCTCACTTCTTCCCACAACGCATTGGTTACTTCATGTTGGGCTATGTAGAACGCACTCACATTCACCTCAATTGACGGTGCTTCGATTGTGCCGTCTAAGCTGTCGCCCATCTGGAATTTCCCTGCCGGAACCAGCATCATCCCGAGCTCAAACGTCGGAACCCGGTCATCGGCTGTGACCTCGAAGCGCATCGCGGTGCTGTAATTTCCAAGCCAGTCGGTTCCCGCATTCCAGGTGATCACCTTGCCCGTGCCGACCGGCACATTCGCACCCACCGCTCCAGTCAGAGTCGTGGCGGGGACGCTGAAGGTCGTGCCGCCATCGCTGGAAATCCGCAGCGTGACGCCGACCGTCGGCGTGTCCGCCGTCACGTCGTAGGTGATGTCCACCAGCTTCGTGCCCGGCCGTTGCAGCCCTTGGACGTTCGATACGACCGGATCCGCCGCCAGAAGCGTGCCTGTTAGGAAAAGGAGCGATGCGACGACCTTCAGGCGTGTCAGGGCTGCCGAGCCGCGTGGTGACTTTCGGTTCATTGGGTCTCTCATCCCAGTCGTCCGGTTCGAGGTCAAGGCTCAAACCCGCGCGTGGTCGGAGCTTCCGGGCTGGAGCCAAGTAAAAAGCCCCCTCCCAGTTGCCCGGGAGAGGGTGTTCTCGAACTCCGTCCGAACTCGCTGGGACCGTCAGGAATACTCGCCGGCCACCAGGTTGATGCGGCAGGCGGCGGTGCCGTCGAGTTCGATGAGGGCGGGTCCCTCGTTCACGGCGAAGACGGTGGGGGCGTTGACTTCCTTGGTGGTGGCGCCGACCGGCACCTGGCCGCGGGAGACCATGAGCGAAACCGTGTCGCCCGCTGCCAGCGCGAGGCCGAGGTTGGCGTTGAGCGTGATCGTGCCCGCTCCGGCATCGACCGAGGCGACGACGCCGCGCACGCCGGTGCCGGTGGCGTTGGAGAACAGCACCACCACGTCGTTGGCCGCGGCACCGATGTAGGGCGGCGCGTTGATGACGGTCTGGTTGGCCGCGCTGTTGGCTGTCACGGTAGTGACCCGCGACTGCGAGCGGAAGAGCAGCAGCGAGGCGGCCTTGTCCGAGGTCGCGCTGGCATACTGGATCCGGACGCGGTCGCGCCCGCCGGCGGGGACGACGAGGTGGCTGAGGGTGGTGCCGGCATTGCCGGTGAAGCTGAAGGGTGTCATGGGGTGATGGTGTCAGGCGTCGAGGGCTCAGGGTTTGACGATGCGCTTGAGGCCGTCGGTCTTGGCCACGCTGAACCCGTAGAGGCATTCGAGGGTGACGAAGACCTTGTTGGCGCGGGTGTCGGTGAAGCGCAGGTAACCGAAGGTCATGCCGGTCTGCGGGTCGGTGACGGCACCGGCCTGCTGGTAGTCGGCGACCGGCTGGAGGTAGCGCATGGCCACCGCGACGGCGCTGGAGTGAGCCGCAAAGCCGACGAGCTTTTCGGCATGATCCGACGGGATGAGGGTCGTCTCGTGGAGGTTGAATCCGGCGAGCCGCTTGACCATGCCTTCGGTGATGGCCGGGGCGTTGAGGTTCAGGTTGAAGCTCTTGGCCACCACGTCGTCGGCGAGCATGTTGGTGTAGTAGCCGGAGTCGAGGACCAGCGAGCGCGGGTTGGGCGGCATCTTGGCGTTGCCGCAGGCTTCGCGCAGGTTGAGCACCTTCTTGTAGTCGAAGGAGGTGGCGGCGAGCGCGGGGATGCCGGGAGTGCCGAAGTTGGCGGCGGTGATGCAGCCGAGGATGTCGACCAGCACGTCTTGGGCGAGCTGCTGGGCCGCGGCTTCCACCAAGGTTTCCAGCACGCCGAGGGCGGTCTCGGTCGATTCCCTGGCCGTGACGTGGACGGTCTTGTATTTGTGGCGGCTGAGGGTGACCGGCACCACCGTGACGGTGGAATCGGCATTCGCGGCGTAGTCACCGGTGAAGTCGCTGGACCCGGTCGGCGCGCCGACCAGCGGGACGCGCACGGTATCGAGCTTCTCGGCGGGCAGCGGGCTGAAGTCGGTGGAAAACGCCGTGACCGGCAGGAAGTTCGACATGAAGGGCATGAGCGCCCGTTGGGCGACCTTGATGTCTTTGACGTTGGTGAGGGTGTTGGGCATGGCGGGTGATCAGGCTTGGTGGTTGAGGATGAGGGCTTGCTGTTCGGGCGTGAGCTTGCGCCAGAAGGAGGTCTGGGCGGCCGGGTCGGTGATGGCGGCGAACTGCGCGTGGAGTTCGGCCGCTTGCGGGGCGTCGCCGGCAGGGGTGACGCGGGCGGGCATGGTGGTGCCGGTGGACGCGACGACGCGGGCAACTTCCAACTGGAGGCGCTTGTCGAAGTCGGCCTGGGACGCCTGGAGTTCGGTGACGCGGGTCCGCAGGGTGGTGGCTTCCGCGGCGGCGTGGTCGCGCTCGGTGAGCAGACCGGCGCTCGCGGTTTTGGCGTCGTCGCGTTCCGCCCGCAGTGATTCGATTTCGGCGGCGAGCAGTTCCACTTCGCCGCGCAGTGAGGTGGTGGCGGTGGTTTCCTCGGTGAGGAGTTCGGCCTGTGCCTGGTGGTCGCGTTGGAGGGCGAGGAGGTCGGCCCGGGCTTTGGCTAGTTCGTCTTCGATGGTGGTGTTCATCGCCCGTGATCCGGTGTCAACCGATGCGGAGTGGTAGACCCGCAGGCGGCGCATCGCTTCGGCGCGATCGGTGACCATGCCTGCGAGGTTTTGGCGCTGGGCCTGCCGACCGCTGAAGGTCTGGCCTTCCATCGCCTCGGCCGGGATGGCGCGGCCTTTCGCGAGCACCGCGGTATGGAACTCGCCTGCGATCTCCGCGAGGTTTGAGGAAATGAGTTCGCGCTGCTCGTCGGTGAGCGGCGTGCCGGGAGCCCCCATCGCTTTGTATTTCCCGACGGAGAAGACCTCTACTTTGATGCCGGCCTTTTCGATGGCGGCGGAGTGGTCGACGACCGCCTGGACCACACCGATCGAGCCGACCTGGGCGGAGGGCGTGGCGTAGATGGCGCGGGCCTGGCTGGCGACCCAGTAGGCGGCCGAGCACATCAGGCCGGAGGAGAACGCGTAGACCGGCTTGCGGGAGTTGAGCGATGCCACGGCTGCCGCCAGCTCCGGGGTGCCGGCCACGGTCCCGCCGGGCGAATCGATGTCGAGGAAGACCGCCTTGATGTCTGGTCGCTCGCCGGCCTGGCGGAGCGCGTCGCCGATGTCCTCGGAGCTGGTGGCTCCCATCAGCACCCGGGCGAATAGGTCTGGCTTGCGGAGGATTGGCCCGTCGATGGCCACCACGCCGATGCCGTCCTCGATGCTGAGGAGAGGGTGGGGCGGCTCGGCCGGTGGCTGGGCCGTGAAAGGAGCCGCAATTCCCCGGAGGGAGGCGGCCATGGAATGCAGGGCGTCAGGCTGGATGAGCCATTCGCGATGAAGGAGGACCGGGTTCACGCCCGGTCGGTGGTGTCAACGAGGCGCTCCCGCTACGGGTATTCGTAGGATGTCTTGCTTCTGATGATTTGGCCGGTTCCGTCCAACTCCATTGAAATCACGCAACCTATCCAACGCTGACCATGGTCGCTGAAGATCGAGTGCAACTTGCTGGAGCTGTCGAAGAGCTCGCGGGTGAAATCATCGGCTTCTTCGCCGGTCGACGGATTTGTCAGCCGGTGATGGATCGCGAGTGGACCGAAGCCGGGGTGTCCCGTGACCTTGAGTTCCAATTGGGCGAACATCCAGTTGGCGGGGATGCAGGCGCGGGCGCAGTCGAACACCAGGTTCTTGGCGGCTTGGGACTGCTCGTGGAAATCGCTGTGTTTGCCTAAATCCATTCTCTTGCGACTCATAGCTGTTGCCCGATCGCACTGCAAGCTCACCTCGCCAATGGTCGGTCCCCCTGGAGGAGGGGCTGAACGGAAGTCCCCGAGGTCTTCCACAGCATTTCCACCGGCAGTCCATGCCTGGCTGCGGTATCGAGGATGAGCCTAGCATCGGCGGCGCGGCGTTCGATTTCCTCGCCGAAGTCCGCGCCTTGTTCGTTGAAGTGATCCGACAGCGTCTTGAGGCCCATTTCCACGTCGGCGCGGTTCTGCTGGGCTTCCCGGCCCGCGTCCACGGTCACGCGCTTTGGCGGAACGGTGCAGATCTTCCACCATCCTTCCACCGGGGGCAGCAGGCCGCGGGCAATCGCGTCGCCGACGACGTAGGCCCAGACCGGTTTGATCAGGCGGCTTTCGAGGATCATCTGGCGGAACGAGAACCTGCGGTCGGCCTTGGCGACGATAAGCCTGACTCCGGCACCGCCGATCTTGCTGGAATCCGCCGCGAACTCGAAGGGGATCACCCCGAGCGCGGAATCCCGCCGCAGGTGTTCGAGGAAGCCGGTGAACGTGGGGGAGGGGCGGTTGCTCTGGAAGCTCTCGAGCGATTCGTCGGGTTTGAGGGCGACCAGCTTGCCCCCGACGATCCGCTGGAGGGTCACCGGATCACTGGCTTCGCCGGCCGCTGCCTCGCCCCCGACCACGAAGTCGCCGTTGTCGTCGATCTCGCCTCGTGCGGTCTTGAGAATGCGCGACACGTCGGCGTTGTCCTTCACGGCGTGCTTCTCCAGCGCGAGGAGTTCCATCTCATCGAGGACGTGGTTGATCGAATGCTGGATCGTCGGATGCGAGCGGACTCCGCCCGCCCATTCCGGCTCGTGGATGTGGAGCATCGCTGCTGCGGGGAGGTCGCGGTGGGTGTTGTCGTCCTCCAGCGTGCGGTAGAAGATCGGCGCGCCCCAGGGATCGAGGCCCACGCCGTCGACGCTTTCCTTGGAACCGAAGCGGTCGCCGATCCGGTGGCTCTCGATCAACTGGATGCGCGGTTCGCCGGTCGCATCGCGGGTCTTGTGGACGAAGTACTCGCCGTCGATGTCCATGCCGCGGCAGACGAGCGCCTGGCATTCCTCGAACGAGAAGCGGCGCGTCACCTCGCAGCGGGCGGACCACAGCGCGAAGTAGGCTTCGGCGTTGCGATTCCATGCCGGGTCGGGCGACTGGGCCTGGACGCGAATGCCGTCGCCGGTCGAGTAGATCGCCATGTTGGCGACCAGCTCGCGCATGAAGCCGCTGTTCTTGTGGAGGTAGCGCGACTTACGGACCAGCTCGCTGCGAACGCCCGGCGTGAGTTCGTTGCGGGCGTCGGTGGGGGACGCTCCCGGCACCGAACCGCGGCGGGGCGACCAGTTGGCCGACTCGAAGGAAGATCCCCAGGCCTTGGGGACGAGGAGCGGCGGCAACAGTAGACGGGCGACGTGCTTGAGCCGGTTCATTTTGCGAGGTAGCCGGAGATGAAGGAAACCGCGCCGGACTTGGGGCGGCCGTAGGTGGCGGGATCCAGCACCCGGAGCGCGTGGCCGCATTCCTCAAGCACCTGATCGACGGGCATGGTGAACTGCTTGGAGACCGAAGTGTCGGCGTCGTTCCAGTTCATGATGGTCTTGCCCTCCAGCAGGAGGGACTTCGCCTGTTGCTGGATCGCCA